GTGTTTCCTACCCCCCCAAAACGACTCAAGAGGCTCAGAAAAGCCTCCAACAGCCTCTGTAAGCCACGATCATGCCTGAGTCGGTACTAGATGACCTGAACAGGTCTACAAATCCCAATCAGGGCAACGCGCCTTTAATGGGTGTTTCCACGCCTAGAATTCACACGCCGCTGAACGATTTGCCGTCTAAGGGTCAGGAATTGATCGACTTAGCAGCCAGCATTGGGGTCGAATTAATGGACTGGCAGAAGTTTTACCTTATCCACAGCCACAAAATCAAGCCTGACGGACGTTGGGCAACCCCTATCAATGTGTGCGTTGTAGCACGGCAAAATGGCAAGTCATTTTTACAGCAGATCAGAATTCTTGGCGGTCTTTTCTTGTGGAAAGAACCTTTGCAAATCGCCTCAGCTCATACGCTGGCAACCAGCCTTGAACAGTTTAGATCGCTGGTGTCGTTGATCGAAGCAAACGAGGTTTTGGCAAAACAGGTCAAGCGGATACGTTGGGCGCATGGTGCTGAGGAAATTGAAACTTTGCACGGCACGCGATTTATTGTCAAAGCTGGTGGTTCATCAGCTCGCGGTGTGTCCAGACCTGAGACAGTTCACTTGGACGAGCTGCGCGAAATGAAAGAGCTAGAAACTTTTGCCTCATTGCGATACACCCTTATGGCGGCAAAAAATCCGCTCGTCATGGCGTACACAAACGCAGGTGATGCCAGCAGTGTTGTGCTCAACGCATTTAGAGAGAGAGCGTTGGCAAAGATCGCAGGTGCAGATGATGAGATCGGCTATTTTGAGTGGTCAGCACCGACTGACGAGATTAGCGTTGAAAATGCAAGATACTCAAACCCAGCAATGGGCAGGACTATCCATGAGGACAACGTGCGCAGCGTGCTCAAAGACCCACCAGATGTCGTCATGACTGAGGTGTTGTGCCGCTGGGTTGTGGCTATTAGCAGCGCGGTTGACAGTGCCTCATGGGGTAATTGTTTAGACACAACAGTTGATCTGGACATTGACAAATTAACGTGGCTGGCAATTGACCTTTCACCAGACAGAAAACACGCGTCATTGGTAGGCGCGCAGAAACTAGGCGACGAGCATTTTGTTGTCAAACTGCTGCACACTTGGCAAAACGATTTGCAGCTAGACGACAAAGCAATTGCCAACGATCTAGCAGATTATGCGCGTAAGTATGTCACTGAGTATGTGCTTTACAGTCGCAAGACAAGTGGCGCGGTTGCAGCAAGGCTTTTACCAGCTGGCATACCTGTCTTTGACATGGACGGCGCGTACCCACAAAGTTGTGACGAGCTATTGTCTGCGATCAACAGCGGTCGTCTCAAACATAGGGGGCAAAGCCAGCTGACCGAGGAAATACTAGCTGCGGTGCAATTGCGTCGAGGTGACGGAGGCTGGGTCATAGGACGCAGAGCGAGCAAGTCGGTTGTGTGCGGCGCGGTGGCAGTTGCGCTAGTAACACACTTTGCGACACGCCCAGACAATGATCTTGACATCATGGTTGGTTGATCGTATAAGCCTGACACAATTTGGACATGGGTTTATTCGATCTATTTGTGCCAAAGGTGTCAGCTGCCGTTCCAGCTGCGCCTTTGGACGTTGACGCATCACTTGCGCCGTATTTTACTGAGAATAACAATTTTTATTTTTACGGCATAGCGCAAGCAAACCGTGCAGAAGCCATGAGCGTGCCGACGGTGGCGCGTGCGTTAAGCATTATGCAAACAATTGCCTCACTACCCTTACACACACGCAATGAAGCAACAGGTGAAAGAGTTTCACAACCGCGTGTAATTAACCAACCTGACCCACGCATACCAGGGTCTACATTTTATGGCTGGCTTATTAGCGACCTGTTCTTTCACAATGCAGCTTATGCAATGGTTATGGATAGGTATGCTGATACAGGAAAAATCCGCGCAATGGAACGCGTTGCACCAGAGCGCGTGTCAATTACAACAAATTTTGATAATACAGAAATTACTGCGTATGAAATTGACGGCAAGCCAATTGACCCAACAAATCTTGTCGTATTTCCAAATACGCAAGAAGGTTTGCTTGCTCGCGCTGGTCGCACAATCAAAGCAGCTGCCGCATTAGAAAAGGCTTCGCTCAATTTTGCTAACGAGCCAACACCGCTAATGGTGTTGAAATCAAACGGAACATCATTGCCAGCAGATCGCGTTGCAAAGATTTTGCAAGCATGGCGCACAGCTAGAGCCAACAAATCAACGGCGTTTCTTAACGCTGACGTGACTATGGAGGCAGTTGGCTTTGACCCTAAGAATTTACAGCTGAACGAAGCACGAAATTATGTCAGCCTTGAATTATCACGCGCCTGCGGTATACCTGCGTATTTTACAGATAGCCAGCAGTCAAGTTTTACATACGCCAACGCTTTAGACAAAAGGCGCGACCTTGTGGATTTTGCTTTTAGAAATTACATGTCAATTTTGGAACAGCGATTATCTTTTGCAGACTTTACGCCAGCAGGCAACAAAGTCATGTTTGATCTAGACAATTTCTTGCGTGGTAATCCATTTGAGCGCGCGCAAGTTTATGAAATCTTAAATCGTATCGGCGCAATGTCGATCGACGAAATACGCGCCGAGGAGGACATGTTGTTATGAAAAAACTAATCACACCAATTGCTATAACGGCGGCTGACTCAAACAGTCGTACGATCACCGGTCGCATTGTGACATTTGAGGAGACAGGAAACGCCTCAATTGGCAAGGTGCAATTTGCTAAGGGCAGCATTGAAGCAAAGTCTGTTTTGCTTAACCTAGAGCATGACCGCACACGCCGTATTGGTAAGACTTTGTCAATTGAGTCAAACGAGCAAGGCATTGACGCAACATTTAAGATCGCCAATACGACAGCTGGTACAGATGCACTTGTAGAAGCTGCTGAAGGTTTGCGCGACGGTTTTAGCGTCGAGGTTTATTTTGACGAGTATGAAACCTTGAAGGACGGCACAGTACGGATTATTAAGGGTGAAATGACTGGCGTTGCTTTAACATCAGAGCCAGCAATTAGGTCAGCGCGAGTCGCTGAAGTCGCAGCTACTGAAGGCGACGAGGAGATTTCTGACTCAACAATTGAGCCAGATGCAACACCAACAGAAAAGGACGACGAAGTGGAACAAACCGTTACACCAGCGGAAGCCGTCGAAACGGTAGAAGCCGCACAGTCAGTAACAGCAAATGCAAAGCCAGCAGTGGGTGGTTGGACATCAAAGCCACGCCTAGAGTTCACAGCTGCTAAGTATTTGGAAAACACAATCCGCGCCTCACTTGGCGAGGAGTCAGCACGTCAGTATGTCGCAGCGGCAGATGACACAACAGACAACGCAGGTCTTGTGCCTACACGTCAGTTGACAGAAGTTATCAACGGACTTGCTAACAACACACGATCAGCAATTGACGCAATCAGCCGTGGCGTTTTGCCTGATGCTGGTATGTCTTTCGAAATTCCAAAGATCACAACAATGCCAACAGTTGCTGAAACAGCAGAAGCAGGCACACCAAGCGAAACAGATCAAGCGTCAAGTTTCTTGTCAGTAACAGTCAAGAAGTACGCAGGACAACAAACATTTAGCGTTGAATTGCTAGATCGCACATCACCATTATTCTTTAACGAGTTGCTTAATAACATGTCAGCAGCTTATGCAAAAGCAACAGACCTTGCTGTTTACACAGCATTAGCATCTGGCGCGACAGCTGATGCAACAACGCTAACAACATACCCAACAGCTTCTGAGTTGCTTGGCTTTGTTTCACGCGGTGCTGCTTCTGTTTACTCAAACACACAAGGCTTTGCAACAAACATCTTGGCAAATACAAGCCAGTGGGCAAACCTAATGACACTTAACGACTCAGGTCGTCCAATTTACATGGCTGCACAGCCAAGCAACGCAGGCGGCGTAGTACGTCCAGACTCAATCCGCGGCAACGTCGCAGGTCTTGATCTATACGTCACAGCAAACGTACCGTCAGCAAATGACACTGACAAAGATGACTCAATGCTAATCATCAACCCAAGTGCTTACACATGGTACGAGTCACCAACATACCGTTTGCGTGCAGACGTAATCGCATCAGGTCAGATCGCAGTGTCAGTCTATGGATACGGCGCAATTGCAACCAAGATCGGTGCAGGCGCGTTTGGTATTAACAAGACCTGATAACAACCCACTAATCATGCGGCGGGTTCTCCCGATCTCGCCGCAGCAGTCGAAAGGAAACGGACATGCCAGCCATTGTCACAGCTAGTCAGTTGCGCACGGTGCTTGGCGTGTCCGTTTCACTTTATAGTGACAGTTATTTGGACGAAATTATTAACACCAGCGAAGACGTCATTTTGCCCATGCTGGTCGCTAACGTTTCAGGCGTTCAGGCTTACGAGCTAAAAGACAACGTCGCCACGTTTTCAACAATCCGCGAGCATTATTTTGTGGCAGGTCAATCAGTGATCGTCGCTGGTTTGCCTGCACCATTTACAGCGACACACACAGTCGTAGATGCTGCGCCTTACTACTTTACGGCAGCACTGACAAACGCCGACGTTACAAAACGACCAATTGTCCCAAATGGCAGTGCAACGTTATCTGGTTACTCAGCTGCGCAGATTTACGCAAACACACCAGCAATTGAGTCAGCAATCTTGGCTGTTAGCGTTGAGGTCTTTCAATCGCGCGTTGCAGCTGGTGGACAGATCGAGGGCGTTGACTTTACGAGTTCGCCATACCGCATGGGTCGCAGCTTGACCAACCGCGTCAGCACTTTACTCATGCCTTATTTGGACGCTGAGACAGTGTGCCAATAAATGCCAGCCAATTCAATTGCCGAAACGCGAGCAGCATTAGCGACAGCCTTTAGTGCGCTATCTGCCAACGTGTACCCAAGCGTGCCCGAAGCACCAATACCGCCTGCCATTGTCGTCGTACCAGACAGTCCATACATGGAAGTTGTGCTAATTGGCAAGGCAAAAACACAGGTCAAAATTAATTTTGCAATCACAGCCATTGTCGCCAGCAACAGCAATGCAGGCTCACTGGATAATCTAGAAAAGCTCATCATAGGAATTCTTGCTGCAATGCCAGCAGGATACGTTGTTGGCGTTATTGAAAAGCCGACAGTCTTGGAAGTAGGACAAAGTCCAATGCTGGTTGCTGACATAAACGTTTCAACGTACTACACACAAACAACATAGGGGACAAAATGCCAACGACAATCATAACTGGTCGCGATTTAGTCGTGACCATTGCAACCGTTAACTATGACGCGCAGGCGACCAGCGCAACACTTGCG